AAATCTTCCTTAGTAGCAGGATATAACTCTATTCTTGTACCTGACGGTACAACTACAGTTAGAATCATGTCTAATTCAGAGTTATGCACAAATTATATAGATGTAGTAATAGTTTGTATAAGACCTTCTGGTTTAAGTAACAAAGTATTCATATAGATATCTCCAGTATAAGGAGCTCCAAATAAGGATTCTTTGAAATCAATTCCAGCATGATCATCTGCAATGTAAACAAACAAAGCTTTGTCTGATTTTTTAAAATATTTTTGTTTATTAACTAATCTTTTAGTTGATGTGAAAACTGTTTTAATTGTTTATAATAAATCTTCTTTTTCTTTTACTTCTTCTGGAATTAATTTACTCAATACACTAGAAGTAAATTTACCATTTGGTAAAACTTTAGACCAGTAATTAGTTATAACATATTTTGTTAAATCAATTTTATGTAATTTAGCTAATTCAACATCATCTTTAGGTTCATATGTTAATACTAATGTACTTTCTATTGTTCCTTTATCTAAATTAACTTTTTTTGTAACAGTATCTGTTGTATTTTTATTTCTTACAATTGCTAATAAATGCTCCACTTCTTGTCTGGTTACATTGAGTTTTTTAGCATAATATTCTTTAGATTCTTTTCTAGGTAATAAAGCTACTAACTCATTAACCAATTCTTTTTCGTTTATCATATTGTTAGGTTTAGTTAAAACTTAGTAAAGATAGGTAATTAATTTTATATAACAAATTTATTTAATTATTTTAGTTATTATTTATAATGTATTTAATTAGAAAACTCCCAAATATATTTCTATAGATGAGAGTTTCAAAAAAAAACTGAGAAAACCAACAAACCCAGTTTTTAAAGAGTTGTAGTAGTTGTTGTGGTTGGGGGAGAAGTAGTGGTGGTAGTAGTGGTACAATAAATTATTGATGTTATAACACCTTCAACTATTTGAGTTATTTCCCCTGTCACTAAATCTGTAAGATAATAACCATCAGGTTCAACATTACAATTTGTTACTAATCCTTTATACACTGTTGCCCCCACAATAAAGGAAGATAGTTGATCTGTTGTCCCAGACATATTTCCAAAAGCTATTGTATTATAATTAGTGAGGGCTGTACAAGCATCAGAATATGAGCTTGTAAAATTTTGAGGATCTCCATCTAAAGGAGTATATGTACTATAGAATACTTTGTTACTTAAACCAGAAGGTCTTATACAAACTATTACTACATCTATATAATTTGTGCATAACTCTGAATTAGACATAATTCTAACTGTAGTTGTTCCATCAGGTACAAGAATAGAGTTATATCCTGCTACTAATGAAGATTTACTTACTCCTGATTCAAAAGCTGAAGTGTATCCATCCAAATCAGAATATAGATTAAAAGGACCAGTATCTGTTCCTGCTGTTGTTAATGTTATTAATACTGTCATATTATTTGGTTTATGGTGTTGTTGTTGTTGTTGTGGTAGTTATGAAATTAGAACAATGCTGATTAACTGTAACATCATTTACAAAAATATGTGGCCCATCTATACCACAAGCATCATATCCTTGAAACCCAAAGATTCCTGTTCCTGTACAAGTTATTGTTAAATTAATTATAGTTGTTCCTGAGTATGTAATTGGTCCATAAACAGTATCTCCTACATGAACATTTAGATATGCAAATTCCGTACAAGGTGCAGAATTATATAATGTAAAAGTAATATCATAAGATTGACCAACTGTAAGTACATCCTGAAAAAGAAGATTACTTATATTGTCTTGGCCTCCAAAGAAAGCACTTCCGCTATGAGCAGCATTCCAACTCCATTCAAAAGCTGTATTATCCCAACCTGTTAAATCATCTGTAAACTCTCCATTAACTATTAAGTTTGGATAAGGACAAGCTGTAGTTGTGGTAGTGGTTGTTAAACAGTTTTGAATTGTTGTACAGTCTATTGCCCCATTAACCAATTCTACAAATTGCTGATATAAATCAGCATCATTTAGTATAGCAGAAAATACATTATTAACTAAATTTTCTCCACATAATTGAGCATCTATTTTTTGAATAGCAACTGTTAGTGTGTCTTTATTTATAATTCCAGAACAAGGTAAATTTGGTCCACTATAATAAATATTTCCAGAGGATATATTTTGTGTACATTGAGAAAAAGGAAAAGCTGTATGACAACCAGAACAATTTGACATAATTACGGTAAATAAATTATATAATAAGTAGCTAATACAGGTTGTATATTATTATGAGATTGTCCCCCACCTGTATCAGTTAGAGATGTACTAACTGTTATATCTATAGATGTAGATGATGTCCAATAAATATAACCATTGCCTCTACCATCACCAGATATAGGAGCACTTCCTGTACCAGCAACTCTTATTATATCATTATCTGCTCTTAAAGTTCCTCCATTATTAATATCATCAGAAAATTTATGTTTGTGTGGAGGAGTAGATGCAGTAGAAGAAGCTATATGGGTATGGGAGGGAATCTGTGTTGGACCTAATGTAATTGTGTTAGTCCCTCCAATAGTAAGTAGATTATATGTAGGGTTACCAAGAATAGAAGGGTCTACAGCAGAATTAAAAGCTCCACCACCCATACCATTGGTTGCACCTACAGCTACCCTACCTCTTTTATCAGGAGTACCATTATTACCATTACATAAATATATTTTTTCCCAATCACCAAGACCAGCCCCAGATACATCAAATTTACCAGAAGGATCCCCATACCACTCTACAGCAACGTTAGGTATCATTCTATTAAAAAGTTTTGTTGAGGTTCCTGATTCTGCTAAATATGTAGAAATATATGTATTGATATCTTCTATTTTTACATAATTAGTAGAAATAGTTAAAGAAAGTTCTGTCACAACTTCTAATAATAAACATAATTTTGTAATAGTTGCTTGTAATATATCATGAGTTCCAGAAGAAGATATTACTCCTGTTAAACAATCTACATCATAATCTCCTTCGAGAGTATTAATAAAAGAATTAACATCATTTATTTGTTCTTGTAGATTACATATAGATTGAATAATTGCTGTTAAGATTTCATTTAAAGTAAACCCAGAACAATTATTACAAGGTGGAAGATATTGTTGAACAACTTCACATATTACTTCTGAGGCAATATCTGGTTTAATTCCTAAACCAGTAAGCATAGGAATTAAATAAGATATAATAGATGTTTCTACTTGTAATAAAGTGTCTCCATTATTAATCTCTAGTTCAGCAACATCTGGTCCTGTATATTTTACACACTTATCAGGAGTTATTTCTGTGCATCCTGTAAAACAATTTGTACATGCCATTTTTTGATTTATTTATATTTTAATATTTTAACTCTAGAAGCTATTTGATTAATAGAGTATTTAGATGCATAATCAGGGTTAACTTTTTTATATTGTAATATTCTCTTGTAATTTATTAAATCTAACATTGATGTATAAGAAATTTGTTTTCCTAACATAAAAACAATATTACTATATAATAACATAGACATATCCCTCAACTTACAATCTATATCATCTAATAAAGGTTGTATTTGAGCGCATTCTAAACAGTTTGATGTCTTAGGATATAACATTAAAATAAACGTCTTAAAAAGCTTTTAAATTCTCTACAAGCTGAGCATAGACCATCAACTAATTGACATCCACATCCAACATTTTTTCCACATTTTTTACAAGTACTCATTTGGTTTTAATTTTTAAAAGTTTGTAATATAATTAGTTCCAGAACAACCACAATTTTCTTTTAGAAAAGAATTAAGTAATGAATTTGCTTTATTGTATAATTTCATTGCTTCAATTGAAGCACATGTATTGGCAGCTGCTATAGCTCCTTGTATCATTAAATATATTGTATTTAAATCAACTTTACTTTGTTGTTTAATAGCCCTATCACATTCCATCATATCTAGCTTCATAAAAGCTTCATCAAATTTTTCTTGTAAATTATTAGTAATAAGAATTGATTTCTCTACATAATTATCTATTGCTGGAGCTATTGAATATTTTAAATAATAAATACCATCAGGTATAGCAGTTTCATTTCCTGTTGTTGTTATTCCTAGTTCCGTAGAATCAAAATTATTGATTGTATTAGGAACAAATACTAATACTTCTGTATCCCATCCAGGAACTTTAATTTCTATTGTTGGGGAAGTAGGAGTTGTAGCATATGTAGAAATATCTTGTATAGAAAGAAGATCTTTGTCATATGTTGGAACAACTTGTATATCTAATTTTAATGTTGGCATTTATTTTAAATTATAATATTAAAAGAAAAAGGAGAAGAGAAATGTTATTTTCCTTCTCCTTTTTAGAATTATTTGTAAAAAATCTACTTATGGTATAAGTGTAGTGGTACTAGTAGTGGTGGTTGAACTAGTTGATGTAGTAGTGGTGGTTGTAAGACAAGCCCCTGAATCATCTACTACAGCTCCTAAACCTGCAACCAATACTGTTTCTACAGCAGAAGAAAAAGCACCCCCTGAAGAAGCAGCAATAATCACTGTGCTATCTTCTTGTACATAATCTCCCCATTGATAAGCTGATTTATCAAATTGATTAAATTTAATATAGAACGTATCATATACTGTACCTGCTGTTACCCATGATTCAAAATTAGCATTGTAGCCATTCATTCTGAATAATGATTTTAAGTATCCTGCTTGGTAGCTATAGAAGTTTTTCTCTAATTGTGCAATCTCACTAGAAGTACCTTTAGCATATGTTGCTCTTTGTACAACTGTTGGTGTAGCTACAATATTACAATCATCTGCTACTATAAAGTCTGCTGTTGTGGCGGGCCCAGAGTAAACAAAAGTTCTAAACCACATTCTATCATATTCAAAAGGGAAAGCAGCAATATCACATGGTTGTCCATATGCTGTTAAAGGTTTTGCTGAAATGCGAAGAGTTGTACCTCCAATGTTTTCAAAATTATAGAATGTATTGAAATTAATGTTATCAGGATTAATACCTGGAGCATGTGCATTCAATGCAGCAATCAAAAGATTGATGATTGTGTTATCTTCTACAGTATCACAAGGATTTTCAGCACAGCCACAGCAAGGTGCTTGAACAGTTACTGAACGTGTGAAACCATTGAAGTAAAGAGTGTCAATATAAGAAGAATGTGCTCTAAGTGTTAGAGTTACAACATCCCCACAAGAAACATTGAAATCAGTAACATCTGTAATTTGTGTACGAGCTGTTGCACAACCTGTTACTTTATACCATTCTGTTACGTTACCTCCTGTACCCCCTTTAATCTTATCTGAACGTTTACTACCCTGAAGATATGTATTAGTTCTTCCTTGTGCTACATAAAAATATGGAGCTGCTGCTATATTCCCAGCAGTAGCCAAAGAATAATCATTGCGAAAAAGTCCAACCTGACCAGCTGTTAAGTCTTGCGTTGATCCAGAACTAGGAAGAGCTGTCTGTCCTACTGGTACTACGAAGAGCGTGGTTAATGAAAAATCTGCCATTGTTATTTGTTATTAATTGTTAGTGAATATTTATTCGTTTGTTTGTATTCTGTATTGTGCTGTTTGTGCAGCTGATGCATTTTCTGTATACATTGCTAAATTTTGAACAGTAAGATCTAAAAGTTCATCTTCTAAATACTCTTCTAATTCACAATCTTGATTAATTGAAGGAGAACCATCAAAATTTATATACCCTTCTTTATCAATATACAAAGGATATCTCATATAAGCTAAAAATAATTTCTTTGGAGTAAATGTCCCATCTGTAAATATTGAAATATCATCAGAAGAAATTAAATTAAAAGTTTCCTGATATTCAAAGGAGGGTTTGTAGTTTGTATTATTTAATAATAGAGAAACATCTCCGTGCTTAGCCAAATCTTTATTAATCCAAACTATCCTATCTTTACACTTCCCTTTATCAGCTAATACATAGCTGTCTATATA